TAGTCAATATAAATTCGAAAATTCAAATTTATTGTTGGGTGGATTTTCAAAAACATCAGGACAAATTGAAAATGACCAAACTCTTTATGATGGTTCTGTTCGAACATTGTGGAACTCTTCAAACTATGGGTACTATGATAATTCATTAACAAAGAAACCAACATATAATGAATACTTAAAAATTGTTGACCCAAATAAAGAATTTCAAAATCCTTTTGATATAACTTATCAAGGTGAATATTCAAATATTGAGGAGTTATTTGGTGTTTTCACAAAACAAATTTTAGATGATTTTGAAACAGAGTTTTTAAGATTTGTTCAAAAACCAACAGATACCATTATTGCATTGGCGGGTGAACAACTTGCTTTGGATTTCTTTACACCAAATATTTTAAGTTCTTGGGAGAATAGAAACATTATACAAGTTTTAAATAAATTATTTGTTATAAATGATTTACCACTAACGGGTGATGAAGACAAGGATGGTCCACTTATTGCTGAAAAACAATTAAGTTCTTTTGCCTTTGGTATTGATAATTTCTTAGCTTATCAGGTAATTTTTAAAAGAGGTAACCCAACAAATTTTAATAGAAGGGTTTGGAACTCTTTTTCAACAAATACCACAGTAAAGCCGTTAGACCCTGTTGATTTTGGAAGTTATGTAACTAATTCGTTACCTTCATCGTCAGGAGGGATTACCTTAGCACAATCTCAATCCCAATATTCAGATGCTTGGCAACAGTTAAAATTAAATGTTGGTGAATACAAACTATCATCATTACAATATAAGAATAGTGGGTCGTTTATTACTGATTTTTTTATTGATTTTAATATTGAATTTACCGCTAATAATGTAATTCAGTTGGCACCAATTGTTAAAATGTACGCCACTCAGAAAGTTGAAAATGGTTCAGGTTATACTCCAAGTTCATTCTTAACATCATTCAACACATATCTTTCAGATTTAAACAAATATCAATCAAATGTCCTTAATCATGTTTTTAGATACTTAAATCAAAATTTACCAAATATTACGGAAGTAAAAGAAAGAAGGGTAAGTGCGTTGGATGGTGAGGTCGCTAAAGTTGAAATATGGGAAACTTTTAAAGCTATGAATGATAAATGGATAGCTGGTGGTGATTTCAAAAATAGAAGTCTATTTGAAGATTTTATGTTTTTAGATAGGGCTAATAGAGACATTGGTGATAAATTAATTGTTGATGTAACAACACTCACCGGTTATTTAAGTGGAACAAATGATAAACTATCGGTGTATAGTTTAATTGGTGAATTATTAAGTAAGAATAATTTATTGTTTATGGCACTTCCGTCTTATGTTAACTTTTATGGTGTACAACAAACAGGTAAGGGTGGTACGCCCACTAATTTGGATATACCTAATAGTGCCTTTGGAACTTATTTAGAAGTTGATTATCAACAATCAAAGCCAAAGTTTATTTGTTTATATACTGATAAATTATCTGAACACACACAACAAAAAAATAATATAGATTACAGATTTAACTCTGATAGTTTTGATATTGGAAGATGTTCAGATAATCCTTTGAGAGAGTCAAATCCGAACAAAGATGATTATGGAAGTTCTAACAAAGTTGTTGCGTTCAATGTTGATTTTGGTATCAGAAATCAAAACATGTTTAAATCTATAAATTTAAATCAGTCACAATATAAAAATACATCTGAAACTTTTTCAGTATTGGTTGATATAGCCAATCAAAATAAAGGACAAAAAGCGTTTCAACAAAGTACATCACTATATAATCTTTATAAAACAAGAAGTTATACCTGTGATGTAGAATCTATGGGTAATGCCATGCTTCAACCAACGATGTACTTTAATCTAAGATATGTTCCAATGTTTACCGGAGCTTATTGGATTACCAGTGTTGTTCATACTATTTCACCACAAGATTTTACAACTTCATTCTCAGGTGTCAGAATTTCTAAATACGCTTTCCCTAACTTTAGTAAGTTAACTATGAGTGTTAATACAGACTTACTTAGAAGGTATCAAAAGAAAAAAGAAGTTATTCCTGTGTCGATTACCGCTGAAACACCAACAACATCGACAATCACGCTCACTGGTAAAACAAATGGTAATGTGTCTAAAACACCTGTGAAGTCAGTTCAAGGTAGCTGTAAAACATCGTATCCAACGTTACCATTTGTGAATGCTGAATACACATTGATTGGGAAAAAAGATGTTGTAACGTTCTTAAATTCAAGAACTGACGTACCTTTGAACATCAAAAAACTTGTATTCGCAATGGCAACTCAAGAACAAAACAAAAACCAAAATCAATTTGGTTGTGTGGGTTATGACCTATATGGTATTCATACAGATGGAAGATGGCCATCAAATATGATGGAATATGTAATAGGACAAGAATGTGTAAAAGTCGATGATGTTGGAAGACCGTATAGACCATTGGCGATATTCAGCTCTTACGAGGGGGCAATAAACTTTGTATTGGCTAGATTTAATACGACAGCATTTAATAATAAGTTTAATATCTATAAAGTTAGATATGGAAGTGAAGGTGAGGCTGCGGCAAGAATTTGGTTAGGTTGGTGGAATTTAGGTGTTGGTATGAAGAGACCTGGAGATGGTGCGTTATCTGCAGAACAAAGAATTACCGAAGAAATAAATAAAAGAATTTCTAAAGGTTTGCCGTGGACAGTAACGGTGGGTATATTTGAAAGTGCAATAAAAAGGGCTAAAGCTTTGGGTCTAAATTAAAAAATTAGTATATATTGATATATTTATATGTTAAAAACCATTATTATGGAAATTAAATCATTATTAGACAACTATCTTTCTAAAGATACAAGAATTACAGAAAAAGAAGCGGGTAACGGTTACAAAGAGGTTTGTGACTTGGACACTGGTGATTGCTACACAGTAAGAATGAAAGACGGACTTATTGAAAGAGTAGACAACAGTCTGAAAATAAATAGAACCCTTAAAGTTGAGACATTACACGGTGTTAAGACTTTATTGAATGGATAAATAAAAAAAAAACATGTCATTAGAAAAAAAAATATTAGAAGAAGTTAAAAGATATAATAAAATTAATAATTATATTCTTGAACAAGATGCCACATCCGACCCATTAGCTGACTTCACAGGTGCCGATACAGATGTAAATTTACCTGCACCTGATGTAGATACACCACCAGCCGATACAGGTGCTGAAGAGATATCTGAACCTATAGATACTACGACTGACCCCGATGTTGAAAAAATCGACGATAAAGGTAAATCTATGGAAGATTCAACAGATACTTCAACTGAAGAGTTGGACATCACTGAATTAGTAACTTCACAAAAAGATATTCAAACTAAACAGGATGAATATATGAAAACAATGTTTGAAAAATTAGATGACTTAACAAGTAAGCTATCTGCGATGGACTCAATTTTTGAAAAAATCAATTCATTGGAAAACAAGATTGAAAAGTATCGTGAAAAGACACCTGAAGAAAGATTACACTTAAGAAGTTTGGATTCGTACCCTTTTAATCAGAAATTAACAGATTTCTTTGAAGATAAAAAAGAAGATATGGAAATGTCTGGTAAAAACGAATATGTATTAACGGATGATGAAGTTCAAAACTTTTCACCGAACGAAATTAAAAAGACATTTAACAAATTTACAGACCAATACCCAAAGAATAACAATTATTGATAAAATAATTTCTCTAATAAAAAAAGGACATCGAAAGGTGTCCTTTTTTGTTTTCAAGTTTGACTTAGACTTTTGTTTACCTATACTTATAGATGAGTAATAAGAGATACTTTAAACTTTAAAAAAAAACAAAAAATTATGTCAGATTCAGTTTTAGATGCGGTACTATCTCAGTATGAGAAAAATACCACCCGTTCTCAAGGAACGAGTAACCAAATGTCACAAGATGAGCGTTTGAAGAAATACTTCACAACCCTTTTGGACAAAAATTCGCGTACAGGTCAAAAACGTGTACGTATCCTCCCAACTTCTGATGGTTCATCACCATTTAAAGAAGTGTGGTATCACGAAATCCAAGTGGATGGAAAATGGGTTAAATTGTACGACCCGGGTAAAAATGACGGAGACCGTTCACCACTTACCGAAGTATACGAGGAGTTGATGGCGACCGGTAAAGAGTCCGATAAAAAATTGGCACAACAATACCGTTCACGTAAATTTTACATTGTTAAAGTTGTTGACCGTGATGTGGAAGACGATGGTGTAAAATTTTGGAGATTCAAAGACAATTACAAGCAAGAAGGGATTTTAGATAAAATCATCCCAATTTGGAAACAAAAAGGTAATATTACAAACGCTGATACAGGTCGCGATTTGATTATTGAGATGGTCAAATCAAAGACACCTGCGGGAAAAGAATACACAGTAGTTCAGACTATTATGTATGATGACCCAACACCACTACACACCGATGAGAGTATTAAAAAAGAGTGGTTAGATGATGAGTTGACATGGAATGATGTTTACGCTAAAAAACCAGTAGAATATCTTGAGGCGGTATCTCGTGGTGATGTTCCACGTTGGGACTCTGACTTGAAAAAGTTTGTTTACGGTGATAGTTTCGAAACAAGTATGGGTGGTCAATCACAACCTGAAAAGAGTTACGACCCACAGACTGATATGGGTCCAGACGAAGACTTACCATTCTAATTTAACTGAGCTTGGACACTTACATTGACATAGTGTCCAAGCTCTTTCTTTTTATCAAAAAAAATTAATATACATAGACAATGAAAATTAGAAAATTAATGTATGATGCTCTTGTAAAGAAATATGAGAGTGAGATTGCAGAATCAGAAGCGACTTTGATGGTGTACATGGAAAATCCTGTAGGTATTGGAGAACACCCACAACACTTGGAAGAGATGGATAAGTTTGTTGAGAAATTGGCAAATGCAAATGACAAGTTAGAAAATTTAAAAGAATTTTACAAATACAATTATGGCAATTAAAAAAAATGATTTTAATTCGGTAAAGAAGAAATTCTCTACTTCAGCCAAATACAAACCCCAAAGGTTTTTTGACTGTGGTTCTGATTTCTTAGACGCTGTGGGTTTACCTGGTCCGGCTATTGGACATATCAATATGTTCTTGGGTCACTCAGACACAGGTAAAACAACAGCAATGATTAAAACTGCGGTAGATGCTCAAAATAAAGAGATTCTACCTGTGTTTATTATCACGGAACAAAAGTGGAGTTTCGAACACTCAAAGTTGATGGGTCTTCAATGTGAAGAGGTGGTTGACCAAGAGACGGGTGAATTGGATTGGGACGGGTTCTTTATCTTTAACAACAACTTTGATTACATTGAACAAATTACAGACTACATTAACAGTTTGTTAGATGCTCAAGAAAAAGGTGAATTGGATTACAGTTTATGTTTTCTTTGGGATTCTGTGGGTTCGGTACCTTGTAAGATGACTTACGATGGCAAAGGCGGCAAACAACATAATGCGTCGGTTTTATCTGACAAGATTGGTATGGGTATCAACCAACGTATTTCAGGTTCTCGTAAAGCAGATTCAAAGTATGAAAATACTTTGATTATTGTAAACCAGCCTTGGGTTGAACTTCCTGACAATCCGTTTGGACAACCAAAAATCAAGGCTAAGGGTGGTGAGTCTGTTTGGCTTAACTCATCGTTGGTGTTTTTATTTGGTAATCAAAAAGGTGCAGGTACGACTAAGATTACTGCGACTAAGGACAAGAGAACTGTGAAGTTTGCTTCTCGTACCAAAATATCCGTAATGAAAAACCACATTAATGGTTTGGGTTATGAAGATGGTAAGATTATTGTCACACCACATGGTTTCTTGGCGGGTAAGGATACTACTGAAGAGAAGGCTTCGATTGAAGCGTACAAGAAAGAGTATTCTGACTATTGGAAAGAAATCATTGGGTCAGATGGTGATTTTGTGTTGAAAGAGGAAAAAGAAGTTATTGAATAACATAAAACTATAATTGTGAATAGAACACTATTAGTTGATGCTGATAATCTCTTTAAAATTGGTTTTCACGGGGTAAAGGAATTTTACCACAATGGAAATCATATTGGGGGCATCTTCCATTTTGTTAACACACTTAGACGTTTCCTACAAGAACACAATTATGATAAAGTGGTCGTCTTTTGGGATGGGGTTAATAACTCGTCTCAAAGACGACTTATTTTTGCTCAATACAAAGAGAATAGACGGACCGAAACCAACGAGTTGAAGAAAGAGTCGTATGAGTGGCAAAAGTCTCGTGTGCGTCAATATATGGAGGAAATGTTCATACGTCAGGTGTGTGTTGACAATACCGAAAGTGATGACCTAATTGCTTACTACTGTCAAATTTCAAATGACGAGAAAAAAACAATTTTTTCATCGGATAAAGATTTAACTCAATTAATTTCGGATGATGTTGAAATATACTCACCAATCAAACACGAATATTACCGTAATGGTGATAAGATTAAAATTGGTAATTTATACATTCCACATCAAAATGTGGTCACTTACAAAATTTTGACTGGTGATAAATCTGATAACATTGATGGTATTTTGTTATTGGGTGAAAAAACTATTAGTAAAATTTTACCAGAGATACTTGAAAAAACGGTTTCTGTTTCTGATATTTTAACAACAATCAATAATTTGACTGAAGATGAAAAGAAACAAAAATCGATATCCAACATACTTGAAGGAAAAACAAAACGAGGTTTACTCGGTCAAGAATTTTTTGAAATCAACAAACGACTTGTTGATTTGTC